AGCCCGATCCCCTTTGCCCGCATCATATAAGAAAGCCCCAAAGTTAGCCATTCCGCCTCATTCTGGAACATCATCCCAACACAGAATTTCATGCCAATCTCCTTGCGGTTTCCCCCTCTCCGTTTAGGGGGCGGGGGTTTGGGGGTGGGGTGATCTGTACCGGTGTCCTTATCCCCACCACCATCTGGTCGAGCGGTTGCGCGCCGATGAACCGGATCGAGAATGGTCGCCTGGGATGTTCGTCCTCCGGCAGTTCTTCCAGCAACGGTTGCCCCTCTTGGAAACGGGTCAGATTCAGCTTGCGCAGCCCCCTCGCCTTGATGTCTTTCACCTCGCCGTAATGGAATAAGTGGATATGCCCGCAGTTCACCACCTCGCGTTCGCCGTCGTCCACATTATCCTCGCGCAGCCTCATCCCCAGTTCTCGCCAATTGGGGACGCTGTGGAAGTCGTGCAGGTAGCGAATGCCGATATTGAGTCGCCAGGCTCTCGCGTGCCAGTCGGGATACCAGCCTATCGGCGCGTAATGCAGCCGGTCGTTCACGAAATTGATCGTAGGCATTCTGAGCACTTTGAAATCTTCCAGCAATTCCGGTATTTGCTCTAAATGTTCCGCAAAGAACAATTCGTCCGGGTCAATTTTTACCATGCCTTCATACCCGGCATCCTCGCAGCACTCGATCAGTTTGTTATGCTGGTGCACCGGCGGCCAGCAATAGGGATGTTCGTAACACACCCCACCGAATTCGCGGATCACGTCCGCCCCGCCGTCCTCGCTTCCACCATCCAGCCCAACCAGCCCCACGCCGCTTGCCATCAACACGGGCAGTTGTAATCGCATCCAGTCCGCTTCGTTCTGGAACATCATGCCGATACAGAATTTCACCCCACCCCCTCCTGCTGCATCAGATATCCAAACAAGGCCATCCCCAACAACTCCAGCAGCAGCGCCTCCGGTTGCGCTGGCGTGACCGATGGCATCTCCCCAACCTCGTTCATCATCTGCCGGATTCGCTCCGTCGCCTCTGTCGGGTTTTCCTCCACCACCGGGCGCACGTGGCAGCGGTCATGCGGGTGAAAGGGCGGGATCGGGCACTCGTCGAAAGGGTAGGGGTCGCGCACCCGCTCTCCGTTCAGGTCGATGGAGGCGTGATCCGGGCAAATCTTGCAGGTCGGGTCGCCGTTCTGCGACCGCGCCACGTCCATCCCCGAAACGTAGGGGTTCAGATACCCGCTGATATAACTCGCCTGGTTCGCCGCCCTGGAAATCTCCGTCCGCGCCAGTCGCATCGCGCTGTAAACCACCGGTCTGCCATAGGGGGTCCGCGTGATGATCCCCGCCTCGCTGGGGGTCAGATATCGGGTCAGTTCTCTGGCGATCCTCTCCGCCGACCAGTTCTGGCTCAATCGCTGCGCCAGAATCCGGTCGATGGTCGCCCGCGCCTCCTGCCCCACCTGCCAGATGCGATCCGAAAGCCGATAGCCATCCGGCCCGGTCCAGGCGTGCATCGGCACCCATTGCCGCGTCGTGTCGATGGCCTCCCAGGGATTGGCGATTAACCGTTCCACTCCCTCGGTTTGCTCCGCCACCCGCGTAACCCGGCGACTGGGCACGGTTCTCAGCCAGCGATAGACATCATCCGGCAAATTGGCCGCCATCCAGTCTCGGTGCGCGTAAACGGTGGCCGCGATCACCCGCACGTACCATTTGTTGAGCATTGCCGCGAATGGGGAGATCGCGGTCACGCCGTCGTCGCCGAAGGGCGCGTCATTCACGCTCACAAACGTTCTCAGCATCGCTTCTCGCGCTTCCCGCCGCGCCGATACGATGTTGCGCTCCGGGATCGTCCCATTGAACCCTGTGGCATGGCGCGCCAGCGCCCCGCGCACCTGGTCGCCTGTGCGCTGCATCATCCCCCGGAAGTCGCGCCGCATTCCCCTCTGCGCGGCCAGAGGAATCCGTTTAAGCGGAATCTCTCTCATGCCTGTGCCGCCTCAGCCTTTGACGGGTAGAAGTCCTGGTTGGGGTTGTCGCTCATGTCCACCGCGCCCACATCCGCTTCTGTGGAGGCGAGGTCTTTGTTCACCGCCTGGTCGAACTTGTCCATCCACTCTTCGGCTTCTTTAATCGCCATCGCCACTTCATCGCCTGGCTTTTCGATGCCCGCCATCCGCAAAAGTTCCAATGCCTTCACCTTGCGAACGAGTGTCTGTTCCAGCGCGAAGCGGGTCTTTTCCAATACCATCTTTTCGTCTTGCAGGGTCAGCTCCGGCCAGACGATCTCCACCGGCGCCACCTTGATCTTCGGGTCGGTCAACCGGCGCATCCGCAGCCAGATGTCCGCCAGCGCCAGCAACCCGTCCTGGGGGATGTCGCCCTCCGCGTCCTCGCCAGCGCGTTCCAATTCGATGCGCCGGCGTTCGATGGCCGCGTTGAAGTCGCGCATCTGCTCCACCGAAGTCGAGCGCGCCTGTCCCATCTCCCCGCCCCACACCGCCTCCGGGATGCCGCAGTATTCCAGCATCAGCAGGAACAGCACCTTCAGCATGGAACGCACGTCGCTGGTAAACCCGCCTGGCGGCGCCGCAAAATGGAAACGTCCGCCTGGGCCGACCAGCATCACCGATTCCTCGTCGAAGACCAGTTGCGTCCGCTCCACCTCGACCCCATCCACGTCCTGATATGTTTCATCTACATCCCGCGAGTTCTGGGCGATGGTCTCGTCGAAATCCTCCACGCCTTCGATGGTCGGGATCGGACACCCCATCAATTTCGCGCCTTTGAGCGCCTTGAAGATCAGGTCGTCGTATTGGCTGAACAACGTCAGCAGCGATTCGTAAATGGGACGCCCGAAAAGTTCGTTCGCGCTGCGTTCGTTGGGGAAATGCACGATAGGGATGCGCCCGATCAGGTTGGCGAACGTCCGTAGCACCGTCTGATCCGGCTTAATGACTATGCCGTCGCCCAGAACCACGTCCTCATGGAAGGTGTTTTTGATCTCCAGTACCCGTTCGGTGGCGGTATAAATGTCCTTCACCTGAACTTTGGGCAATCGGGAGGTGATCGTGTATTTGATTTTCTTCCGGTAATCCAGGGGGTCCCACTCCGGCTCCACCATATCCGGGGAGGGCACGCTTAAAGACCCGTCCGGGTTGACCACGATGTACTGGTCGCCCAGCCCATACATGTCACCCACCACCTGGATAATCTGCGCGTGAATCCGTTGCATCCAGGCTCTCAACTGGTCATTCGTATAGTCAAAAGCTGATTCTTCAGTCTTTTCACTATCGCCAATCCCTCCCAGCATCACCGATTGTGTTTCCCCACCTGCGCCTGGCGCATTTCCGGCCAGTTTCATCTCGATGCCCTTGCCCAGCACCCGCGCCGTGAACCGGTCCGAGATCGGCTTGGCAAAAAGCCCGCCCAGCGAGTAGCCGTCCATCTGCCCGCGCCGTAACTTGTCCCAAAACTGGTAATTGGTCTTGGTTTCGTCGATGGTTCCGCCCGTCCACAGGCTATGCTGGACGGTGGTATAGGTATATCTCCCGATCATCTCCTGGACGCGGGTTTCGCCAACCTCGTCGGCTTGGTTTCCATTGCTGCCGTTTGAGGACATCGTTTATCCGTCTAAAACATTTGTTCTACAGATCATTGTATCACGTTTTGCCCAGTTTGGCGCGTCGTTCGCGTCCCCAGGAGAGCAGAACCTCGTCCGGTTGCGCCAGAATGACCGGGACTTCCACCCCATCCTTCACCTGGTAGAGTACCCCCACGCCGATCCAGTTGATCGCCACCGCGTCCCCTGGTTTCCGGTTTTTGCCGAAGCGCGGTTGCAAATTGTAGGCTTTCTGAATCCGTTTGCGCAGTTTGACGACCTGCTCCTGTGTGGGCAGGAATTCCTGGTCTCCCGTGATCTCCTCCTGCTCCCGGCGCAGCAGCAACACGAAGATCACCCGCATGATCTGGGCGAAGTTCCCGGTGTCATAGGTGAGCGGTTTCTGTTCGGTCATGATCTCGGAGCCACCTTCATCCCTTTATCTCGCTTACGATAGACCCCCCGCCGGCGCGTCTGCCCATCCTTGTCCCGGCTGTACAGGTTATGCCGACCTACCCGTGCGCCTGATGTCGGCGCGGTCAATGCCTCGAACGCCCCACTCGCCGCATCCACCTGGTCGTCATGTTTGCCCTGCTGCGGAAACCAGACCAGTTCGTTGACGAATTCGCTGTTCCAGTCGCCCCGCACCAGGTAAAGATTCCCCGCCTCGGCCTGAGATGCCAGCCCCCAAGTGCGGGTTTCTTTATTCCCGCCCGGTTTCACTCCCGATACCCGGAACCCTTTTAAGACCCGTGTGATGTAATATTGCACCAGCGACTTTCCCGAAGCACCCGGTTCCTGCTCGATCTGAATTTTCACCCCCTTGCCGTCTCGATGGGCGATCTTTTTGACCGTTTTTTCCACTTCCCCGGCAGTATCGCGCATTCGTCCCATGTGGATGACCACAATTTTCCCATCGGTTAGGTCCGCCATCCGGCATCCTGCCGTCCAGTCCGGGTCCGGGTTGCGTTCCGAGGGTTCGGTGGCCGCCAAGTCCCAATGCCGGATTTGTTTGGCGTCTTTCAGGTCGGGAATCGTCTCCATATACTTAAACCAATGGCGTCTGAACACCCCGCCGTCGTAGGCCGCGTCCCAGTCCCCAGCAAGCAGTTGCTCCCGCGTGGTCGGGTCCAGTTCGGCCAGCGATAAGATATATTCTGCCTGGTCAACATGGGGGTTGTCGGAGATCAGTGACGGGATGAACACGCGCCCGTACTTGCGCCCCTCAATAATATAACGCTGCTTGACCCATGAATTACCGCTTACCCAGATAGACCCTTTCTGCCGGATAATGAACGCATGATGTTCAGGTATGCCGATACAATAAACTCGTCCAATGTAAGGCTCCCGAACGATATCCGATTTGCGCGCCGTCACGGATGAGACATTATATATATGATTTCCTGTAAGTAGTTCTGTCCCCCCGGATTCGACCTGTTTGAAGTTGATCGTATAACTTGGCCCATTGCGATTCGTCCTCTGCCGAACCGACATATATATCACGTACCCCAATTTCAAGCCAATTTCGCATACGTCGTCGGCCAATTGTTTCGATGTTGTGTAATATTGCCCTGATTGTAGGCGGTTTTCCCAATGCCCATCCCCATCCATCAGAGCAGTAAACAGCGTCATTAGATCATAACTCGCGCCTGCTTTCACCCAAACCGGGATAAACTCCTCACGGCATTTCCCCAGTTCCCGAAAATACGCCCACCAATCTGGCGCATAAATTGTAAAGGCTGCATCCGATTCGCTATAGATAAACCCGCATTCGTTTAACAATGCCCGAATCGTGCTCCTGTGGATTTCTTTCGATTGTGCAATGCCAAATGCTTTGTCACGATCAACCGTGAACCCTTCAGACAACATCCACCCCAATAGTTGTGCAAATTGGTGTCCTGAAATCCGCTCAGGCTGTTGATGTTTCCGCTTTCTCGTATGATAAATGGGAGGGGAAAAAGGAGAAAGTGCTTGTCCTTCCCACTCTACTGTCCGCAAAACAGTTGTTTGCCCTGGCAATTCATCAAACGAGGTCAAACTGAACAGTTCGCCCCGATTTTTAAGGCGCGTTCCCCCAAGTTTGGCGATCTTGTGGTTAGGAGTGCAGGCGATATGTAATCCGCGCACATTCGCATACATCATATCGCCTGTGTAGTCTGAAGCATGGACCTGTTCGACCTGGGATTCGAGAAGACATCCTGCGGAGTTTACGGTATAGACAGGATCGCCGATCTCCATGCACTGAATGTCTTTCCATCCTGTCGGCGTCAATACTTCTCCATAGGGGACACAGTGCCCCGGCCCACCTGGATTTGTCCCGGAGCGCATCCGCAAGGGGATTTTCGACCCCATCTTCCGGCGTAATCGACTGAACAGGTAGGTGAACTGGTATTCCTCGAACTGGGTCAGTTCGTCGAAGCCGATAAACTGGAATTCGGCGCTTTGATATTGCAGGTGATGCCATCGTTTTTCCAGGTATCCAAAAGTCAGCGTCGCGCCGCTGGGGAACGTCCATCGTTTGTCGTTATCGTTCCAATGGGCATCGGTGTTATCCAACCACTCTCGCGCCCGGTACATAATCGCCTGCGGGTGATCCAGATCGCGGAAACTCCGGCGCACCAAAAGCGCGTGGTAATCTGGCTGGTCTACATATTGCAGCGCCGCCATCAGCAGCGCCTCACTATTGTGGGTCACAATGAAATCATCGGTAATATATAACCCGTTTGGATGGTCAACCTTGATACATTGTGATTCGTGAACACCCGCATCTTCAATATCGGCAATTCGTCTTCCTGGCTCGGATACGCCGCCGTTATAGGGTTTGCATAGTTCCCTTTTGCGAGGGAGTCGCACAAACTCTTGAAGGCGCTCACCTTGAATGTAAATCGTATAAGCGATCCGAGTCTCCACACGTTCACCGGTTGATTTACGATATCCGCCCTGTTTCTCTGTGAGCGTCGCCTTTGCTCCCAATGATCGTGCTAAAAATTGGAAATCTTGAGCCAGTTGTTTCGACACAGAGGTATAGGATAGATGCCCTCTCTGGTCAACGTAACCGTCCGTGTCCATCAACCCTTGCATGAGGGCAAATCGCATCTCTATGCCTGCATAAAGGTAGGATTCTGGGATGAATTTGGACTCAGATTTGGTCCCTTTTAACCCCAGTTGTTGCAATCCTTCATAGACTTCCCGTGAAATAATACCAAATGCCATTGGCGCAGAACGGGAGGATACCGCGCCATCAAGCAATCGCGATAACTCGGCTACGATAAAATCATCGGTTGTCGTAAAGGAAATTGATCGTTTCTGTGACAGACACCCATCGCCCAATAATGCCCCCAGAACGTAAGGATGGATGGGCAGTTGATCCCCATGTTTGGTACGGGATGCGCGAGTAAATGTCACTGGGTCGGAGAGAGGGATGATCGGCCAATAGGCGCGTTCCCCGGCATTCATGTTCTCCGTTTGCTGCTCCATAATACGGATGAGTTCTGTAGTGGTAGCAATTTTCCCCCGGATATAATCTTGCTCATCAAAAGGGAAATATCGGCGATCTGCTTTAATCCTCTTGCTGGCTTGCCAAAAGAGCCAAAGATGTTCATCCCCAGCCAGGGTGGTTGCCCCGTCCGCAAAGGTGAATCGATAATTCCTCTTTGCCCCATTTGGAAAGACTTGAATAACTCGCGCCACGCTGCCGTCGGGATTACACACCTGATCCCCAACTTTAATATCCCCCATCAGCTTCCACCCGAAGGGGGTTAGCACTTTCGCAGTGAGAGGTTGCATTTTCCCCCCGCCTGCCGCCCCGCCAAATAGTACGTCTCTACTCTTCGTCAGCAGGAACGCCGCTTGTTTTTCCGTTGGGTAGGTAGGGATATACTTCGTCATCCGGGGTGTCAGCAACGCTTTCAACGTCGATAACTTCCCCTTCGACAATCTCTCCAGCGTTTCGGAGGATAATGAGGATATTGGTGTATCGTTCATTGTCATCCTGGATTTTACCGTCTCCTAATTGTTGCGCGTGGCCGTCTCTCCCGGCATCGATGTTGATGGCGATGGGCTGTTTGCCGTTGCCCCCGCCGTAAAGTTCGGGATGTCTCAATCGGACCATCCGTTCCGCCCAGAATGGGTCGTTGCGCGCCGATTTGTCCATCGTGTCGAAGTAAATCAGGTCGGCTGATGCTGAAGCGTCGGTGACATCCCGGTAAAATTGCAGGAACTCCGCTTCGATCTCATAAGCGTTGGGGGAGCCATCCTCGTTGGGAACATCCGGGATGGGTTCTTTGTTTTCATCGTAAAGCGGCTCGCCGCGTTCCTGGCGCGCTTCTTCGGTCTCCCCGCGCACCATCCAGTCGCGTAATGTCCGGTAGGCGATGCGCCCCAACTGCGCGGCCAGCGTAAACGTCATCCCGGTTTCGATTCCCTGTAGGATTGCCTCCCGGTTCTCCTGGGTAAATTTACTGGGTCGCCCTCGTGGGTTTGTCATAATCCCTTCCTACGTGCGCACGCTGCGTGATCGTCCTCGTCGAGCGCCGCCCGCGCCTCCAAATGCCCGACTGACCCGCACCGCCTGCCGACCGGCCCATCGCCCTCCACGTAAAATTGCTCTCACAAAGTTCCGCATACCGCGCTCCTGTCGAATAAATGTTCTAATCGGCCATCCTCATTATACCGCAGGGTCGATAAAACTCAAACGCTTCCACTCCGGGTCTTTGTAGGTGCGTTTGTTGGAAAGCCGGATGCGCGGAATGTCAATGCCATGCAGCTGTGCCAGCCAGTAACCGTTGAGATACCGTTCATCCTCTGGCGCCGGTGGCGGAATCGGATATTCAGCTTCTGGTAATTCGATCTGAAACAATTTCGCCAGTTGCAACCCGTCCAGGTACTTGTCTCCCAGGTGAATCCACCCTGCTTCGCTCAGGAACTTCTCTTTATGGTCGATGCACTGGAAGAGCACGGGCGCGAAGTGTGGAGACTTCACCGGTTCCCAGTAATCCTGGATGGGTTCGCGTTCATACCGGGTGCAGGCCGCCAGCACCGCCTCCAGTTCCACCAGGGGGTCCGCCTCAATGTCGTCGAGCGGCACGATCCCTCCCAGAGGGTCGGGCAAAAAACTATCCTCACCTCGCGCCAGGCGTGGTCGGCGCGGCGGGCGTGGACGGCGTTTGGGCATCTCGAAAATGCGCGGTGGTTGTTCGGTGGGCATCGGCAAAAACCGTCCGCCTTCCCACTGTCCATAAAAATGTCCCCATCCCGTCTCCTTGAGGAATGCCATCTTCTGAATGTCGCTCAGGAAGCAGATCGTAAACCAGTAATCGGTCTCCACCGCCAGTTGAAACCGCTGCCAATCGGTCATCTGCTTTTCGTGGGTTTCGGTCTTCTGGGTTTTCTTCTGGCTGGCTTCTTCCAGCACATCCACGAATAGGCTCTCCGCCATCGCCCGCGCTTTCTCGCGCAGGCTTCTGGGGCGCGTCTGCTCGGCGCGCTTTGGGCGCTCTCTGGGAACCCGTTCCGGGCGTTTACTTCGGCGTAACTCGGCCATGTTCCACCTTCCCAAAAGGATATTCCTGCATCAGGTCATCGTATCGGGAGAGTTCCAGGTGAATGAGCGGGAAATAGCGTTTGATCTGCGCCCAATCGTGGGGCGCGTTGTCTTTCACTGGTTTCATGTACCGGTAATCCAATCCGCCTAAACTGTGCCCGAACCACTGGTATTCCACCGATAAAGGCACCCCAAAACGCTCCAGAATGTCGATTACATCGCCCTTTTTGGTGTCCCAGATGGGCATAAACGCCCGTTTCCCCCAATGGATCGGCCCATATCGTTTGACGGCGATCCGCCTCTGGATATTGTCCACTGCTCGCACGCCTGTCGCCGTAAACGTCTCCTGCGCAACGCCGACCTGCCGTTTCACCAGGAATTCGACTTGATTCCAGTCAAAATATGGCAAATGCGCCGCCTCGATCCAGGGCCACCGGTGTGGAGGGATAAAACAGTGCTTGCGCAGCATTTTATACAGGTCTGGAGCGGGAACCCGGTAAATATGGCATCCAAAATAGGTCTCATAACGATCCAGCACGGTATCCACCCACTCCAGGTTCGGAACCCGATAGACGTGGAAGGGGATCACCTTATCGAAATGTTCTCGCAGCGTCAACCAGGCGCATAGGCTGTCTTTCCCCCCGGAAAACGAGAGCAGCACCTTTCCCGGTGTCTCACGCTGGACTAGCTCGATCACCTCTCCCCCAGACAGTGGTGATCCATCGTCGTGAAAGTTTCGATATCGGTTCGCCCGGTTGATTTCGATGATGGACGGGTCTTCCGTCTCCTCGTCGTCGCTTTTGGTAAAGAGGTCATCGTTTTCGCTCATTATAAAATTTCCACTTTCGATTTTAGGGGGATACCCCTCTTTCGTTTAACGCAAAATCCAGGAGAGTGCCCCCTAAACCGTAAAGGGGAATCCTGAACTCGCTCATTTGCAGCACATCCCCCGGCGCCCAGAACACCGGGGGTAGGTTCATTTAGGGCAGTTTTGCCCCACCCCCATCGGCGCGGCTAACCTCGCGCCCGCGCTGGCGCGCCTGGAAACCGGGCGGAGCGGCGTAGTTTTTCGCCTGTTTTTCACTACTGATAATTTAAGATTATCAGCAATCGTATATAATTTAGACATGTCTAAATTATATGCGGGATATGTATTAAATTTCCCGAATCCATTATAGCACAAATTTTCTACGGTAAACACCCATTAGAAAATTTGTTCGCCCGCGCATGTCTGGCACACGAGCCAGCCCAAAACAGAACGCATGTTCTACCACCCCTCACCTGGCGCGCCAGCATAGGCAAGACAACAAAAAACCCTTGTGCTGGACAAGGGTTCAATCTTTATTTAATTGTAGGCTGTGGGCCATCATCCTACGAAGTACAGCCGGTCATT